GACGAATGTAATATGTAGACCCAACATTGATGGTAGTCATCAAAGCGCCACCATATCCGATTGTGAATTGGTTGCTTATGTTGGAACCCAGGAAGTCGAGTATGATTATCTCCCAAGTGAGATACGCATCCAAGACAGCCCCGGAAAGACCAAAGGGGACCGTGGTTGTTACGAATGACAAAGCCGTAAAAGATGCGGTGCCAGTCGAAGTGAGATAGCCGCCCAATGAACCCGAGACGGGAGCAATCTCCGTTGGAGCGAAGACTGGAGCGATCAGCTCCAGGTCATACTCGACGATGATGTCTCCAAGAACAGTGCTTGAAGGCAGCCCCTGGCCCGCAACCACAACGCGAAACTGCTCAGACTCATGAACGTCACGAACGGCGGTGAAATTCGTGAAATAAGTTCGCTTCTCGTTGGAGTCACGCCGCATTGTGAGAGACAGATCCTCCCAAGCGGGCCCCGCAACCGCCCCCTCAGCACTCATAAAGTACGAGGGCACGTTAGGGTCAGCCGGAGGGTCCGCAGCATCTCGGTCAACGTACATACGAATGACACCATTGGTGCTGGAGCCAACATTGGGCACGTACGTCACCTTGATGGAATGGTAGACATACTTATCAAATGTGCGTGCCATGATACCAAGGCGATCCTGAAACCAAGCTGGGTTGAGCATCGACACTGCAAGGATATTGTACGTTCCTGAGGAGGAGACCGTAATAGCCTTGGCAATGTAAGAAAGCCCGCGCACCCGAGTAGAGCACGCACTCGAAGCAACAACGGAGTGCGCGACACTCTTGGTTGCATAGCCAAGACGAACCGGGGCAGACGTAACCTTACGAATAGCCCCGTTACTCGGCGTGCCAACCGCCGCCTTGCGTGGCCCGCGTAGAGTTCGCTTGGCCGCCAAACTGAGGTTGGCTAGATGCGTGGCTGCAGCCACGGCGCTAGCCATGGTCGCCGGAGTTACAGCAGCAGCCAAATTGGCGCCACGACGCTGGGGCACATTCACCATTTCGCGCAATTTACGAGCCATTACTGATTTGTTTTTGTTTTATACTGGATAAGGTTGAAGAGGTTGCCGTGCTTATAGCCACGGTGCTTTTTACCAGTCCGTTTTATTTAAAGTCGATAACGGACAAACCGACCATACCCCCACATTTTTGTTAAGTCAGAAGGGGGGTCCCAAACTGCTATCCAGTAAGAGTCTTTCCCTACTCTCACCACTAAGGGCCCCAGCTATTAAAACCCCGCTGGGGAGGGTGTACCTTCCTTCTTAGTACTCCTCATCCCAGTCGTCACCGTAATCGACTGGAACAAAGTACTCCTCCTCGCGATACTGTAACGGGTCGCGGCGGCGCGTTCGCGCCGACGACTGCTCCCCTGTGCGCCACAGTCGCATCTTCTCCACACGCTCCAGCACCGCCGCCCTCTTGGCGGCGTAGCTGGATCCAGACCGCCCAAAGTTCTTCAGAACTGGGTTATCCAGTGACTTAGGGAGTTTCGGAAGGTCCAGGGCACGGCGCAGTTTCCCCACAACAACTGGCTCGTCCCCACATGCCTCCGCCAACCCGCCCTTGAGCCAAATATCCTCGATGCGGTCAAGGGCCCTCTTCAGCCCCTCCACATTCTTTTGACGCTCTGGTCCTCCCTCCACCTGGCTCAGCAGCCAGGTCATACTAGGGAGGGCAAAATTGTCATCGACAGTACTTAGCCCCTTCTTGGCGTAGAGCAGGAGAGCCCCAAAAGCTTTCTCCTCGCCCTGTGGCGGAATGCCCATGCCTAGCACGCACGAGGCTACTCGAACGCGCTCGGCAAGCTGAAAGTTCTCTTTCAACCCAACATGCTTTGTAGTCGGGTACCGGATCTGAGCCAATGTCCGGGGCGGATCGGCAAAAGGCACAATCCGGTCCAGATCCTCACGGTAGTGCAGGTAGAACCCTAGGTAGAGCATGGGCCGCTGGCGGATAAAATCACGCACAGTCAGCGCCTTCTCCACATAAAAGGTCTCCAATCGACCCACAAGCCCCATGCCAGTGCATGTCCGCTCAATGACAGCACTGAAGTCGGCCTCTGTCGGCGGCTTCTCCAGATTAGTGAACTTCTGCAATCCCAGGGTCAAACGGCCCCACAGAATTTCAGAGATCACTGAGTTCACCTTGGACTGCAGGTTAAGACCAGAAGGTCCACCCTGATTCAGCCAAACCGGCACAGTGTGGGCCATCACCGTAAGGCGCTTCCGACGGAACGCGTACCATAATAACGCGGCTGGGGCACTAATTGCCCACAGACGCCGCGCAATCTCAGCATCTATGTCAGCAGTGATTTCAGCTTGTTGCGTGAAATCGAAGTTGCTCAGGTCAAACGTGAAACCCACCATCCAGTTGGAATTGGGGTTGCCCGTAAAAGACAGAGTATCGTCACCACAGTGACTATACACCAATCTTGCGGTCTGATATGCAGCATCCAACGAATCAATCAAAGCATCCGCTCCGCCATGTGCGAAGCTTATGCCCTGAGCGTTGGTGAAGAACAACGGATCGTCAAAGACGTTCTTCGAACGCCCCTCAAACCCTTGTGTTGCCTGCCGCATCACCAAGGAATTCTGAGCACCCACAACGTTATAGAAACGCTGCGCCTTGCCCAACTTCTTCCTAGGATAAAAATCAGACTTGCACTTCCCTTGCACGGCAAACAGGTAAGGAAATTGCTCTGCAAGCTCCTCATACCGAGTCAGAAACTGACTCAGTAGGAGCCTGAAATGGTCATTTCCTGCCCTCTCGAATGCCAGCTGATATCTTGCAGGTACATGCGTTGGCAAATCCCAGCGATGACTGGCAGCAGTCATCTCGGGGAGGCAACCCATGTCCTCCATGAAGGCAACAATCTTTTTCTCGACCTCCAGAGCCAGCTGAATCGCAGTCTCTAGCGCGCCATCAACGTTCATCCGGACCAACACAGGGAACCCAGCATTCGCCACTGGGTTATGTGTCACGAAATCTTCCTGGGGTGTCGGCTCGAGCATTACTTGGGCATGCTCAGGCAGGCCACATAGCTCTCGCTCTCGGATCCTCGCGTCAACATAATACTTGGGCTTGGGAACTGGCTCTCCAGATTCCAGTTCCAGGCCACATGCACTGAGCGCATCCAACACCTCCTGTTTCGTAGGCCGAATCACCGACTTCTTCTGCAAGAACTCCCAGCGATCGACCGTATGCTCGGGGTTGCCCGTGGCGAAAACCACGTCATTCCCTCGCTCCTTAATTACCTTCTCACTACACCACAGCAAGTTTTCAGACAGCCTCCTGACAAACAACTCCACACCGGTCTCCGCGTACAGAGAACGTGCTTTAACGGTGAAACCAGCATTCGCCGCGTGGGCAAAATGCTCCTTTTTCGTGAAGCCGCGATGAAGAGTCAGGTGCCGGGGAATCTTGAAGGCGTTGAGGGGCTTGAAGCCCAACCTCGTCAACAGGACACCTACGGCCTCCGGCGTGTCGTACTTATGAATAACCTTCAGCTCCTCCTCGGTCAAGCGCGGATAGGCGCATCCGATGAGAGCAGCGCGAGCCGACTGGGCGTCAGTGGGCTCAACAGGGGGACGGAAGGGGTTAGACATCT